CCGCGGCCGTTGAAGCTACCGGTCAGGTTTGCACTATTAGCACTACCGATATGGCTGTGTTTGGGCAATTCTCCGACAGTTATAAAAAAGAAGAAAGAAGGTTTTAAAATGAAGTGTTTTCAAGTATTAAAGAATGAAGTTTTAATTATATCAGGAGAAAAAATGTATAAAGATCACTCTGATAATTTTATCGTCGATGGAGGTAGCTTACAGGCTGGCGAGGTAACATTAAGCGAGGTAATCTATGACGACCAGCAGAGCCATGCTGTCGTAAATGGTGATTTTTGCGATAAACCGATTAAAGCCATCGAGGATAAAATCGCTGCTATTGATTCCTATATAGCTGCTAAAGCTGCCAGGGAATATGTGCCACCGACACTCGAAGAACTTCGTGAACAGGCATTAAACAACCAATATCAAAAATATGATGCTCAAAAGCATGCTATCGTATGGCTACAAGACGGCAGCGGCTACGGCTTCGATTGTAATGACGATGATCAGAACAACTGGCAGGTTGCTTTGACACTTATGGAAAACGATATCACGATGTACAGGGTTTATCCAGATAAAAATAATCTGTCTAAAAAGTCATTTTTAGAGGTAACGCGTGATCAGATGATGGAAGCAGGAAATCTTGTAAAAGCGCAGCAATATGCGGCTTATAGCGGATTTGAAAAAGTGAGTGCCGAAATTGCTAATTGCACAACAGCAGAACAGTTAAAACCATATTTGCCAACAGAAAGCGCATAAATACTGCTTTTATAAAGATTGTGTGTGATGAAAATCATCACACACAAATTACTTACGTTTTAACGGCTTTATTAATGGATTTTCAAGGTATTGCTGTAAAAAATCCTTGCAAATTACTTACAAAAGGTCAATAGCCTTTTTTAGCTGGCGTAGATTTTTATGGGTATATGTGCCGTCAGTAATATCCTGTGTAGCATGGCCTAATATTTTTTTGATAGATAACTTATTAGCTCCTTTATCATCTAACCATGTAGCGCAAGTATGGCGGCACTCATGTGGTTTATGTTTGCAGCGAGTAACTTTCATAACCTTGTCAAAGATGCGTAGAAAGCGGTGGTATGTCAGTTGCTTTCCGTCTGGGTCTGTAATAAGAGTTTTCCCTGGACGCTGCAGCCAATAGTCATAATATTGCACGATCTTTTTGCTTATAGGTACTAGCCTGTTTCTACCAGCCTCGGTTTTACTTTCTCGTATCCGGTAAAATCGGGAATGCAATTTGACATCGTTTTTTTCAACTGCTAAAAATTCGCTTGGCCTTGGTCCGCTATAACACATCATTATTACGATCATTGCATAAGGCGCTAGAGGATCATTACTGTCAGCAAGAGCTTTTACCCGATTGAGCTGGCGCGTGTTAAATGGCTGTTTTATTTTATTTCTTTTCGGCAAATCTACATCTACGAACCGTGATATATCTGCAGTAGGCGGTATGATTTGATACTTAACGGCATAGTTATAAATATTATGATATAGTTGCCGTACTTTTTTCTGTGTAGCATGGCCAATACCTTTGTCTGACAGTTTTTTTATTACGGCCTGCAAATCGGCAACTTTAAGGCTGGTAAGAGGCTTATTGTGCAGAGGCTTGCAATATCCAAAAATTACTTCATAATTTTTGACCGTGACGCTGGCGATCTTAGCTTTACGTTCTGCCATTTCCAGTTGATAGGCTTCACCGAAAGTAATCAAAGACGGGAGATAAATAGACGGGTCTTTATTGCAATCAGCCAAAAAGATTAAGGCTTCTGCATGTGTTGGAAAATAACCGATGTACTTGGATCTACCGTTAATTGTTTTAAGTACGGCCCAAGGCCTACGACGGCTACCGTGCAAAAAAATAATACTGCCAAAGCCATTTGGTAGTTTCATGCGTTTTCTTTTTTTAGTATTCAAAATATCAGCTCCTTTAGGAGCATTATACAGGAGGCAAAAATGAACTGGGAATCTTTTAAATTTGCGGCTATCGGAGCTGCTCAAACTTTAGCACAAGGCTGGTCGTATAAAGCCGTAATAGCGGCAATGTTGGCTATGATTTTGCATAAGCACGCTATATTGTTTTATAGCTTTGCTTTTTTAGTATTTATTGATTGTTTTACCAAATGGGTATCGATATCCTATCTGCATCTAAAAGATAGTGGTATTGAAAATCCGACTATTCTAGAATCTATTAAAGGAATAAAAAAGTCCAGAGCTGCCAAAAAGATAAAAAGTGAAGTTATGAAACACCGTTTCCTTGGGAAAATCGGTGTTTATTTAATTTGTGCGTTGTCTGCTGCTGTCGTTGATGTAGTTATGAGAGTTTTAGATAAACCTACTTGGGCAGTTATGACGGTTATTGGATATCTTGTTGTAACTGAGCTGCTTAGTATTATTGAAAACTTAAATGATGCTGGCGTGGAAGCTATGAGTGGATTGATTGTTTTTGTTAAAAAGAAATTGTAAGAATTGATGTTGAAATCTGAAAGGAGCGTGAAAAATAATGAAAGTATTTATTAATCCAGGACATATGCCAGGTGTCGATCCTGGCGCCGTGAATCCTAACAGTGGTTTAAAAGAATGTAACGTAGCATTGGCTGTAGGAAAACTTGTTGAGTATTATCTAAAAAATGCCGGATGCGAGGTAATGCGTCTGCAGAGCGACAACCTAAACGGCGAATCTCCGGCATATCCGAATGTTTGTAAAACTGCTAATGACTGGGGTGCAGATGTATTTGTTAGTTTGCACTGCAATGCGTTTGATGGTTATGCGAGGGGCATTGAAACATTGATGTTTAACTTTGGCAGCGAAGCTGAACGCCTGGCTGCCTGTGTTCATAAGCAGTTGGTCGATACGGAACAAAGCATTGATCCGTATATTCCGGATCGTGGGTTGAAGGAACGCCCGAATTTATCTGTGCTGAGAAATACCGATATGCCGGCTATTCTTATCGAAATAGGTTTTATTGATAACGATCACGATGTTATTTTGCTAGAGAATAAACAAGATGCGATTGCAAAGGCTATTGCACGTGGCGTAACAGATTATGCAAATTTATAAGGAGGAACAAAAATGAAGGGATTTATCAAGGCATTTTGTGATAGATATTTTTAGGGAAAGATAGAATTTTACTTTTTGTTTGTTCATAAAATGATACTTATATGCTATAATACAAGGATAAAAGGGGAGGAATAAAAATGGAAAAGGATGAGAATTGTGGTCGGTTTTCTATAACTGTTGATTATGATAAGAAATCACCAAATCCAGAAAATATATTTATTGGCATAGCAAAATTAATCGAATCATTTAAAGCCATGGATTCCGAACTCATAACTTGTGTTGATACTAATATTGAAACAGAAATGCTTTTAGAAGATGTTGAAAAAGGATCTGTAAAAGTTTGGCTGTCAAATAGATTGAAAAGTATTTCTGACGATGATATTGCAGACTTAAATTATAAAAGAGTAATTGGCGGTTTTCTTGTAGACGCAAAATATTATGTTTTAAGAAAATGTTCTGATATTGATGAAATAAAAGATGTTGAAGTTGTAGAAGAAATTGAGACAGGTATAAAAGAAATTGCCCAAAAAACTGGTTTAAATCAGTTAGGTTGTTATACATCTCCTCCTAGAGAAAGATTATTAAGAGGCCTTAACAAAGTGGGAGAAGCTTTTGAAGCACTTGAGGGTAATAATAGTGTTTCTATGTCTAATTCACAAGGTCAGATATTGACACTAAATAAAAATTTTAGATTGCCATTGCAATCCCTAGACGAACTTTGTGAAGGGGAAAATATTGATAATACAACAACTGTTATTTTAAAGGTTAGAAAACCAGATTTTTTAGGCGAAACTTCTTGGATATTTAAGCATGGGCACGAAGAAATAAAGGCTAAAATAACGGATGAAAATTGGTTAAATAGATATTTGAAGGGGCAAGAACCAATTGTACCTGGTGATTCACTTAAGGTAAGGTTAAATAGTGTTGCTACATATGATAAAAACCAAAATTTAACCAAAACAAAACATACTGTTATTGAGGTATTATCTGTAGTTCATGCTGAAAATACGCCGCAAACAGAACTCTTACAATAATTAAAATAACTAAAAGCACTTTGCGAAAGCAGAGTGCTTTTTTCTATGGAGGAATAACATGTATGAAAAAATCAAAAGTTGGATATCTAATAATCGCTTTCTTGTTGGTATGGGCGTTGGCGCAGTCCTTTTTCTTGCCTGTTACCTGTTCAGCCACAGAGCTGCCCCCACAAATGACGATATCACGAACGCAATACAATCAGTTAAAGAACATAATCAACGAGCAGGAGAGCTTACTAACGCAGCTGGAGAGGAAGTTAAAGCAGCTGGAGCAGACATCGCCAGAACTATTGAAAACGTTGAGCGAGCAGAAAGCATTGCTAACCAAAACGCAGGAACGCTTGAGGAATGCCGAAACATTGTTAGCACTCTCAAAGATAGAACAAGAGAAGCTAAATCAATCCTTGCAGACGTTAAGCGAGCAAATAAAGAAGCAGAAGGACGTTAGCAGGCGCAGGGAACGGCAGAAAGCCTTTTGGGGCGTTGTCGGTGGCGTTGTTATTGGATTGTCTGCAAAATTGTAAAAGCCTACCATTTACGGTAGGCTTATTTTTTATGGAAGAAAACAAAAATGCAGAGTTTAAAATGAGTTTAATATTTTTCTGAAAAGTTCGGAATATAAAAACAGACGACAGATTATGGACACAAAAACAATAGCAAACGCTGAAAAATACACAGTGCTTTTTTTTCTAACTTGTGATATAATAAAATGCAAAGGGGTGCAATTATGAACAGATTTATTAACTGGCTATTAGGAAGAAAAGAATTAACAGTAGTAATGTTAGAACGAAAAAATTATACCAACGAAGAAATGGCAATGATAATTAAGTTTGCGGACAAAATGAGGAAAGAGTACAGCTGTAACTGCACTCTTTCCTTTGAGAGGGAATAGAACTTTAATCGAATGGCAAGACTGTTATGTTGGGTTCTTTGTTATCTACAGCTGCATATATTGTTTTGAAAGCTGCGGCAATAGACTGAATTTTAGGCTCAACTAAATCCATGTTGCCGTCATGGGTGTCTACAGGCGTTACGCTGTCAAAAACACCTTTTTGAATAGCAGCTACAAGTATGTCCTTCACAATCTCATGTTTAGTCATAATAATCACCTCCTTTTAAGGTGATTATACCACACGTGCTAATGCGAAAGGAGTAATAAACATGAACAACTTAATTGAAATTCAAGTAAACGAAAATCAGGAACAAACAATCAGCGGTAGAGAACTGCATATGTTTTTGGGAGTAGACACAAAATATAATGATTGGATTCAACGTATGTTGCAATACGGCTTTGAAGATGGGCAGGATTTCAACTTACTCAAAAAAGAGCAAGTTCAAATCGAAGGGAAAAGAGAGGTTCGGCGAGAGATAGCTGACCATATTATGAAACTGGATATGGCGAAAGAGTTATGTATGCTGACCCGCAATGAAAAAGGTAAACAAGCAAGGCACTACTTCCTTGAAGTTGAGCGCGACTGGAACAGTCCTGAAAAGGTAATGGCAAGAGCGTTAGTTATCGCCAATAAACAAATTGACACATTGAAGTTAGAAAACACCGTGCAGCGTCAGGTGATCGCAGAATTCAAGCCTATTAAGGAATACGTTGATACCATTCTTTCTAGTGAAGATACAGTCACCATAACGCAGATTGCGGCTGATTATGGTTTAAGTGCAAAGGCACTGAACAAAATTCTCAATGAACAAGGTTTAATTCGCAAGGTTGGCGGGCAATGGGTGCTGTACAGCAATCACATGCAAAAAGGTTATACGAAGTCTGAAACGATTGATGTAACACGTTCTGACGGCAGTATCAAGGTTGTAATGAATACTAAATGGACGCAGAAGGGTAGATTGAAAATCCACGAGTTGCTGACATTACTCGGACTTAAGGCAAACATGGATAAAACAGCAGCGTAAACAGAAAGGAGCTTAAAGATGGATGTTTACACCGTTGAAGATGTAATGAGAATACTTTGTTGTAAGAAAAGCTATGCATACAAAAAAATAAGAGAAGCAAGGGATATGCTCAAAAGCCAAGGTTATATTTTACCACCTGCCGGGAAAGTCCCTAAAACTTATTTTAACGAACGAGTTTATAAAAAGGAGAGTGTAGTATGAAAAAGTTTATTGAAACAGCGAACCAATCTGCGGAGATGTGTGTTATCGGTTTATATAGTGCGTGGGAGATTGCAAAAACATATTCCGGTGTAACCATCGTAACGCTTGCAACAATCGCTGCAATAGCTCGTATTGCTTATATAGAAGGTGTTGCTAGGGGGCTAGGCTTATGATCAGAGATTTTACCGTAGCAACTACTGCAATATTTGTCGGAACATACATTGCTATTATGGCTGCTGTAGTGACAGTAGGGGTGTTGAGATGAATAGGCAAAAGAAAAGAGCTACCGAAGTTGCAGCTTCGATAGCTCAGGGTGGACATGTAAATTTTACTAGGTTTAGCGTCCACCTTCATTTTAGCAGAGCGAAGGTGATTTGTAAATGGATAAGTTACAGCAGGAAAAAATCGATCGTTTGAATACTGCAGTAGAAATAATAAAAAAGACGTTTTCAGAACCAGTTAAATTTCCGGTCCGTTCATCTCCGTATCCGGTCGTTGTATGTGTACATTGTGGATGTAGAGTGCCAATAGAGGATACACGCTGTAGATGCGGCGGTCAAACTTTTAGAGAGTTTTAGGAGGACGTAGAAATGAATGAGAAAGAAAAGTTAGCGGCCTTTCGTGCACTTCAGCAAGCATACGGTGAGCCTAAAGTCCCCGCAAAGCAGGCTGTTAAACTTCTTAGACGTGCAGAACGGTGTAAAGGCATAGTGAGGTGTAAATAATGAAAAAATCAGAAAGTACTATTGAATTAGCGAAGGCTTTAGCTAAATTTCAAAGCGAAATAAAAGACCCGTCAAAAAGCGGGAAGGCTAATTATGGGAAGTATGTTACATTAGATGAATTGCTCGAAAGTATTCGACCAGTGTTATCCCAAAACGGGTTATCATTTTTACAATTTCCGGGCGGTGACGGTCAATTGATTACAATAACCACTGTGTTACTGCATTCTAGTGGCGAGTGGATTGAAAGCGAACCATTTACATTAAAGTCGCAAAAAGTTGATCCGCAGGGCGCAGGGTCTGCGGTGACATATGGTCGTAGATATAGCCTGTCTGCAATCCTTGGTGTCGCGTGGGATACGGATGACGATGGGCAAGCTTCTAGCCATGCTATTGTTTCGACAACAGAAAGAAAAGCAGAACCGCCTACACCTATAAATCAAACTAAGCCTGCGTTTCCTGATGAAAACACTGGACCGCAGTTTTTGATGTGCCAAGAATGTACAGTTGAAATCAGTCAAAGAGTTCACGATTACAGCGTGCAGAAATTTGGCAGGCCTCTTTGTATGAACTGTCAAAAGGCAGTAGCAAAATGAAGTTGGAAGGTTTAGGGATTCATCAGTTAAATAAATTTTGAAAAGAGGAATTAAAAATGGAACAAGTATATGGGAAAAAAGTTGAAAGTTATCATGACAGTACTGATAATTATATCGCTGAAAATGAAGTCACTGTAACAATTACATTAAGCGAATATCGAAAATTGGTGCAGGAAGTGGCTACAAAAAAACATGATATCGACAGGGCGAACTCGGAAACGTACGAGGCAAAGCGCCAGCTGGAAAAATTTAAAAATCAATATTTCGAGGAATTAAAAAAAGAATATGGCGAAAATGCCGAAGATGAAGATTAACGCAAAGTAAGTGGGCGCAAAATGAAGCTAACAGTTAAAGGTTTACAGACGTTAAAAGGGATGGGATACATAAATTTAGTAGTACCTGTCCCTTTATCAGAGGAAGAAGAAATCAATAAAATCGATCCTGAAAAGCAGTATGTTGTAGAGGTCAAGCAGAAGCGTAAGGATAGAAGCCTGAACGCAAATGCTGCGTTGTGGGTTTTGCTTAACGAAATGGCAGTAAAGCTAAAAACATCTAAAGATGAATTATATCTTGAAATGTTAAGCCGTTACGGAGTATTTACTCACGTAGTTGTAAAGCCTAATGTGGTTGACAGGGTAAAGGCCGAGTGGCGGACGGTGCGTGAGCTGGGCGAGGTAACTGTCAATGGTCAAACCGGGATACAACTACAATGTTTCTTCGGCAGCAGTGCATACGATACGCAGGAGTTTACAAGGCTTTTGGACGGAGTAATAAGTGAAGCGAGGGAATTGGGTATAACACTTATTAGTGACGCTGATAGGGCGCTTATGCTTGAGGAATGGGGTAATAAAGATGGCTAAGAGTATCATACAGAAAGAAAAATATTGTTCCCTATCTGGAGCGCAAAATGTGCAACTTGAGGAGCATCATTGTTTCTTTGGTCCGTTACGAAAAATCAGTGAAAGATACGGCTTTAAAGTTTGGCTTACCCCTGAATATCATAAGGGGAAGAACGGTCCGCATCAGGATAGGCAAACAGATTTACTGCTGAAAAGAGAATGTCAACGTAAGTTTGAAGAAACCCATAGCAGAGAAGAATTTATGAAAATTATCGGCAGAAATTATTTGGATTAGAGGAGCAGAAAAATGGAACATAGCTTTGATATAAAAATCGCTAAAGAATACGGCATAGAAGAAGCAATAATATTGAAAAACATTTATTTTTGGATTCAAAAAAATACTGCAAACGAAAAGCATTTTTATGATGGGAAATATTGGACTTACAACAGCAAGAAAGCATTTTCGGAATTATTCCCATACATGACAGAAAACAAAATTAGATATGCCTTGGATAATCTAAAAAAGAATGGGCTTATTGAAACCGGAAACTACAACGAAAGCAGTTATGATAGAACGCTCTGGTATACGCTGACTGAAAAAGCATATGAACTGTTTGGCATTTCCCAAATGCTTCGGGGAAAATTCCCTAATGGACAAGGTGACGTCGCCGCTCCATCGGGGAAAATTCACCACTCTAATAATATATATATTAATAATACTAATACTAATACAGATATAAACACAGATATAAACACAGATAAAGGCGCGGGCGCGAAGCAAACCGAAAAGCCAATAACGGTAAACGAAAAAGAAAAAGGATTTGAGCAATTTTGGGAAATTTACCCGACAAAGCGGAAGAAACAAGTAGCGAAAATAGCGTGGCTGAATATGCGTGTACACTCACAAGAGCAGTACGCCTTGATTGGTGCTGCCGTTGAACGATATAAAAAGACCGAACAGTGGCAGGAAAAGAACGGACGTTACATCCCTGATCCGGATACGTTTTTGCAGGATGAACGTTGGACGGATGAAATCAAATTACCGAAATCAGTGCAAGCTGCTGACAAGGAAGCGCAAGAGAAAGACGAATGGATTGCAAAAAATAAGGAGCGCTGGGCAGCGATACCTCCAGAGAAAAGAAAATACAGACTGGCTTGTTTTATGGGGCTGGACTGGGAGGAAGTGAGGGATATGCCGTATGTTGGAACTTAGAGAGATAACGGTAGCGTATGAAGTGTGGCAGGCGGCGGGATTAAAGCCAAACTGGGGAAGCGAAGATGCAAAAAAAAATATTGAAAGGCAAACCCTGGAGCGTTATAAATACACAGACATTGAGATGTGGGGCGATACTGTTGATTATATCGCTGATAATAATAAATATTGGCCAACATGGGCAGATATTAATAATACTTTATCAATCCTACGACAAAATAAAATCGGTGCAGAGAAGAAGGCTATTGAGCGTAATTCTAAAGCGGCAAATGAGTTTGTTAAAAAGTTGTTTGCTGATCTTGCTGCCGGCAAAACATTTGGTGAACTACGGCAGCCAATAAGCGAGAAAGTTAGAGTTGCAGCAAAGAGGATTTTTCCTGACGCCAACGATAGTTTCTTGCAGCGCAATTACTGCGATATCAACTTTATCGCAGACGTTGACCGAAAATGCGCTGAATGTATTAACACTGTTGATTGCCCATACAGCGGACATCAACCGTTTTTGAGAGTAGACAAAGAAAGCGGATTTACTTATGTGGTTGCTGATCGTGAACGGTGTTATAAATATCATCCGTTAGTGCCTGATGTAACACCTAAACAGTCAACACGTCGTCAAGGTGATTTAACTAAAGTTTGATTATAAGGAGCAAGGTAACTATGAAAAAGTATGAATTAACAGCAGAGTTTATAAAAAACTGGGGCAAGAAATTATTTAGGATTAAGGCTTTAATTAGCTTTGGGAGTGTTGAAGCTGGTGAACTTGGCGGATACGTAGAAAAAGAGGATAACTTAGCGCAGACTGGCAACGCTTGGGTGTCCGGCGACGCTAGGGTGTGCGGCAACGCTTGGGTGTCCGGCGACGCTTGGGTGTCCGGCAACGCTAGGGTGTACGGCAACGCTAGGGTGTACGGCGACGCTAGGGTGTACGGCGACGCTGAGGTGTATGGCGACGCTGAGGTGTATGGCGACGCTAGGGTGTGCGGCGACGCTGAGGTGTCCGGCGACGCTTGGGTGTACGGCAACGCTTGGGTGTACGGCAACGCTAGGGTGTCCGGCAACGCTAGGGTGTCCGGCAACGCTAGGGTGTACGGCGACGCTGAGGTGTATGGCGACGCTGAGGTGTATGGCGACGCTAGGGTGTGCGGCGACGCTTGGGTGTCCGGCGACGCTAGGGTGTGCGGCGACGCTTGGGTGTCCGGCGACGCTGACTATTTATTGATCGGTCGCATTGGTAGTAGATTTAGTTTTACGACATTTTTCAAAAATAAAGACAAAGGTATAACAGTGTCTTGTGGTTGTTTCTTAGGGACTATTGCCGAATTTAGAGCTAAGGTTACCGATACACATGGAAATAATAAGCACGCAAAAATGTATAACCTTGCTGCAGATATGGCAGAACTACAGATTTTAGGCTAAGAACATTTTGACAAGTTGAACACTAATAAGTCAGAACCGTTTTGAGGTGAGATCATGAATTGCGATATATGCCATAAGGATACAACGGCGGGTAGTCACGTAAACAGAGGTCGATATTTTGAGGTGCATATTTGCCCGAACTGCTTGATGTGGTCAGATGATCCGCGGGCTGTTACAGCACAGGAAATATTTAATAACTTCAAAAGATTGCAGGACAAGGAATGCGTTAGCATAAGTAGCGAGCAGGAGTGAGGACAATGAAAATGTTATCGCTATTTAGCGGAGCAGGTATGATTGACCTTGCTGCCAGCTGGGCGGGAATAGAAACAGTGGCTTTTTGTGAAATCGAAGAATACCCGACAAAAATATTGCAAAGGAGGTTTCCGGGTGTCCCAATTTACAGAGATGTCAGAGAACTCACGGCAGAAAAACTTAAAACTGATGGAATATCCAAGATCGATATTATCAGCGGAGGATTTCCGTGCCAAGATGTTAGCACAGCAGGTAAAAGAACTGGTTTCGTTGATAGTGAAGGGAACGTTACCCGCTCCGGTCTTTGGGGAGAGTATGCCCGGCTTATTTGCGAGCTTAAGCCAAGATGGATCGTGGCAGAAAACGTGCGCGGGTTACTCTCAATCTCTGCTGCCGGGATTCGGGGGGGAGGATTCGGAACTGTTTTGCGAGACCTGGCCGAAATGGGGTATCGTGTTGGATGGTCATGCTATGGAGCTGCCGACGTTGGAGCGCCACACAAACGAGAGCGAGTGTTCATTGTGGCCTACCACGAGTGTATGTGGTAATTACAATCGTAAAGGTGCGAGTGCTACATCAGGTGATGGATTAGATACAGCAGTTAAGAAGATGCACAGCGTTAATTTAAGTCAGGCGGTAAATTGGCCGACACCAAGAGCAAGAGAAGGAAACAGCGGATCATATGGCTGTGCGAGTATTGAACGTAATGCAGATAGAAATTATCTGGATGGTGTTGTTATAAAAAAAGAAGAAAAACCAGGTAATCTAAACGCTGATTGGGTAGAGCTTTTAATGGGATTACCTATAGGCTGGACTGACATCAATGTAGCAAAAGAGGATATTGAAAGTTGGCAGGGCTGGCCTGCTGCAATAAATGTAGAGCAATACGCATATGAACCGCCAAGAGTAATAGTTGGGCAGAAAAACAGGGCGAAACGACTAAAGGCATTAGGTAATGGTTGTGTGCCGCAGCAGGTATATCTTGTGTTCGCGGCAATTGTGGAGGTAGAAAATGAAGCGTGAAGCAGTATACACATTATTATTTATCTTTGCTGCAGGTTTCCTATGGCAGCTCGGTTGTGCGTTGGCAGAGGTTATTGTAGAGTGGCAGATCTGGCGATAAGTTAAAACGGCCGCGCATACTAACTATATACAAGCATAAAGGGAAGTATACCCCTGCGGAGGTGATTAGCCCGTAGGGGGCGGCCTTTTAAATATAAGGAGTTGGAAACTATGAAACCAATAAATATAAAAATTATGATGGCGCTAATTGAAAAAGAACCAGGCGATCAGTATGTACCAGTATTGAAACCAGTACTTATGCAGATACTGACTGAACTCAAACATCTGCGTCGGAAAAATAGTCAGCTCGGCGGGAAAGTGGCTCGGTATCGGAGAAAAAAGGAAGAGCTTGAAGATGCTTTGGCGATGTACCAATGACGACGTGGAATGAACTGCCAGCACACCTTGTAAGTAAAATACGTTCTGACAGCGTAACGGCGCCGGCGAATTTACCCGGGGCTGTACCTGTGCTGAAATATGGCAATGCAATAACTGAGGTTGACGGGATTCGCTTTGACAGCCGAAAGGAAGCAGCCTATTACGAAGATTTACTTTGGCAGCAGCGAACCGGTGCAGTAAAAAGCATTGAACTACAGCCTGAATTTGTTTTACAGCCTGCTTATGAGGTTGCAGGTAAAAAGATAAGGCCTATTATTTACAAGGCAGATTTCAAGGTAACAGAAGCTGACGGGCATATATATTACGTCGATACGAAAGGGATGCGGACGCAGGTGTATCTGATCAAAAAGAAGATGCTGCTATATCGTTACCCGGACATTGACTTTAGAGAAGTTTAAGGTGGTGGAGTAGTGGAGAAAATTAGAAGTCTTGTAGGTATGGTATCAAAAAAGAAGTTTTTTTCGGCCTGCAAATGTTATGAAAATAATAAATATGGTGTTGATTATGTCAAACCACAACTTTGCATAGATGAAGAAAGTCATCTCATATTTTGCGACCGATGCAGTGCAGTTATAGATCCGTTTGCAGCAATGCTCATGGTCGCAAATTTTGAAGAACGGCAAAACCGTGAATGGGGTAGATACATGGAAAGTGCTAGACGGTTTTGGAAAATAGCCCACAGCTATAAACCATACAGAGTAGCACTTAAAGAAATGGAAAAGAATATGGGCAGGGGTGATAAGACTATGTTGCCCTGCTGCCCAAAATGTGACAGAGCATTTGATCCTGCAGATATCAAAGCGTATGTTAATAAAAAATATGTCTGCGACCAAGGCGGTGGAGTAGATGATTGATATTAGTAAACCTATTTATGCGAAAATATATGATTATGACGAAGCTTACTGCGAATCAGACTGCGATGATACTTGCGGCTCCTATATCATCAGAGAGGTAGAAGAACTGCATTTTGCAACAAAACGATGCGAGGCATTTATTAGGTATAGTGATGGTTTTGTTAGTAAGACATTTAAGTTGTTACCACAGACAAAAATTGAAGGAGTGCCAAAATGACTAAATTAAAACCTTGTCCGTTCTGTGGTGGAGAAGCGTTATTAAATGAATTCCCTGTGCGAAAAGGATATGAAGCAAGTATCCAGTGTGATGGTGGCTGTTATTGTTTTGCGCTAATGACAACTATTACATATGATTTCCCAGATCAAGCACGAGAAGCCGTTATAGCGGCATGGAACAGACGGGACGGTGAATAAAAATGGAAGAAGAACAATGCCCTTGTGATGATTGTGACGCTACCTGTGATTACTGGGACAGTAAATATTGTTGTAGGCGTTGTCAGTGGCTACATGGTGAAGTTGAACCTGACTGTGAGAATTGTGACCCGATGGATATTTGAACAAGGAGAGGAGATAACATGAATAAAGTAGTTTTGTTAGGTAGATTAACGTCTGATCCTACTGTACGGTATACACAGACGGGTAAAGTAGTAGCTCAATTTATATTAGCAGTAGACAGACCATTTAAAGACGCACAAGGGAATAAGGAAACAGACTTTATCCCTGTAGTGTTATGGGGAAAGGCCGCCGAACTGGTAGGTAATAGCTGTCAGAAAGGACACAGGCTGATTGTAGAGGGCAGAATACAGATACGTAACTATGAGGCTAAGGACGGCAGTAAACGCTGGGTAACGGAGATCGTCGCTAACGGAGTGGAATTTGTCGAGCGAAAAGCCGATAAAGGTAGTACAAGTGGTGATAAAAGTGAGTTTGAACAGTTCGGGCAAGCAGTGCCTTTCGATGAGGATATCCCATTTTGACAAGGAGTAGATAAAATGGCGAGAATACTAGACGCTTGTTGCGGTAGTCGAATGTTTTGGTATGACCGAGAGAATAAGCACACGATTTATCAAGATAACCGAGAGCTAAATACTACGTTGTGCGATGGGCGAAAACTTGAAATTAAACCTGACACTTTCGGCGATTTTAGAAAAATGGATTACGCCGACAATACTTTTGATTTAGTGGTGTTTGACCCGCAAAGGTTATGTGGAAACAGTAAGAACATATAATGCCGCAGGAGAGCTTATAAAAACAGAAGAAGTTACCTTTAATGGCAACGGAAAGATTGTAGACAGAAAGGTGCTATGAAGTGTGGAAAGTGCTGATGTAGAGAGGGGTAGAAAATTGATAGATTGCGAAAAGTGTTACAGGCTGAAAAGTTGTGGGGACAGATATTATTGTGCGTTTATAGGCTTAAATCCTTGTATTAGAGGAGAACATACACCAGTACAAGAGTATAAAGGTGCAGCAAATCCGTTAGCATCGACAGATTCACGTTTAGCTCATTTACAAGAGCAACAACGTAGGCGTGAGGAAGCTAGGGCGAGGAAAGAAACAGAAGCGGGAAAAGAACAATACAAGCCGCACAAAACTATGAAAGTAGTATTTAGGGATATTATGCATAAACACAGTGGCATTCCGATGTTTCGACCGCCCGGAAATTCGGCATCATCTAAGGCGTTTGTTTGGAGTAATATGCATACAGTAATTTTCGAAATGGGGTTTGCTGGGTGGGATGTTCCGGCAATTGCTCAAAAGCTGGGTGTTAAGAAAAATACGCTATATTCATATATCGGTAGATACAGGGGGTAGCAGATGACTATAGAGGAGATAAAGGCAAAGCTAAAAAGATATCGTTTCATTGCGGGAGAAATTAGTGACTTGCTAGATGAGCGGGAGCGTCTGCGGTCGCTTGCCGAAAAGATTACACCTTCGCTGTCCTTTGCTCCTGTACATGGTGCCAATACGGATAAAATGGCACCTGTGGTTGCCAATCTCATTGAGGTAGAGCGATATATTGAAAAACGCAGTAAAGAGCTTCTGCAGGCAAGAATGGAGGCAGAAAAACTGATTGATAGCTTATCGGACGAAAGGCATAGAGCCGTATTGAAAAGTTACTATTTTTCAAGGCGAAATTGGCAAGATGTTGCAGACGCTTTGCACTATGATGTCCGAACAGCAACAAGATTGCATGGCATAGCACTGCTGGAAATGAAAAAGATGTCCTAGAATGCCCATGCTAATCCTTGATATAATATAAAGTGTAAAAATGTGAAATTGATATAACGCATACGCAGTAACCCGCTCACTATCCGAGCAAGTGGCAAACCGTATGCTAATATATTTGCTATGGCGTTCGCCGTATGATGGCATATGATAGCTGCAATTTATCGTATGAATGATGCGGATAACTACCCATAGCAGCTACTGGACGGTATGCAGCAACCGGCATAGTAGTTTACCCTGCCGCTGGGGCCAATACAGCGGCTTATTTAATTACTGTTTAATCTGCATGAATAATTCAACGTTAAAAATGCGTTAAAACACGGCGATATATATCAAAAATTAGCATATAAGTTAATATTATGGCACTTAACTTCGGTTAGGTGCTTTTTTATTTAAGGTGGTGAGAGATATGGCAGGCGGCAGACCGTCGGAGTTTAATAAAATTTGGAATAACGAGGACGGCTTACTGCGCATAGCTGGCTGGGCTAGGGATGGACTATCCAATGAGCAAATTGCCAAAAACATGGGGATAAATGTATCTACCTTGTATGATTGGCAAAAAAAGTATGGGGAGTTTGCGGAGGCTTTAAAAAAAAGCAAGGAGATTGCTGACAGGCAAGTCGAAAATGCACTTTTTAAAAGCTGTTTGGACAGGGTAATCACAGTCAAAAAGTGTTTTAAGGTAAAGCACGTCAAGTATGATAACGGCAAGCGAGTGGCGGAAGACGAGGAAGTGGTGACGGCAGAGGAAGAAGTGCCTATCCCTGCTAATACTACGGCTCAAATTTTCTGGCTGTCGAATAGGATGCCCGGATCTTATAAGCGCAATCCTGTTGATAATAGTTCGTCAGCACTGGAAAAACTTGATGAGATACTATCAAAAGTAACGCAGGGGCTGACGAAATGACATTTACGCAAAAACAACAAGAGTATCTTAACAACGCTAACCACCGCTGGAATATTAAATCCGGCGCAACGCGCTCCGGCAAAACGTATTTAGATGTACTGGCGGTTATACCGATCCGTATTAGAGCGGTAGCGGGAAAAGAGGGGCTAACGGTAATACTTGGCAATACCAAGGGAACGCTGCAGCGCAATGTAATTGAGCCGTTGCAGGCTATTTACGGTGCAACGCTGGTAGGCGATATCGGTGTAGATAACACGGCACGAATATTTGGCGAAAAAGTCTATTGCCTAGGAGCGGACAAGGTGACACAAGTAGACCGCCTGCGTGGCAGCAGCATTAAATATGCTTACTGCGATGAGGTGGTGACCTATAACAACGAGGTTTTCGAGATGTTAAAATCTCGGCTAGATAAGCCGTATAGCAGATGTGACCTAACCTGTAACCCTGACAACCCTATGCATTGGTTTAAAAAGTTTATGGACAGTGACGCAGATATATACTTGCAAGAGTACAGTATCGATGATAATGATTTTTTACCGAGCGAGTTTGTCGAAAACTTAAAAAAAGAGTACACAGGAACAGTTTGGTATGACAGATATATCCTTGGCAAGTGGGTGCTGGCCGAAGGGTTGATTTATCCGATGTTTAGCACAAACAGACACGTTAAGCAAGTGACCCCAAAGTGTGACCGTCATTATATATTTATCGACTACGGCACGCAGAATCCATTTGCTGCCCTACTTTTTGGTGTGCGGAGAGAGTTAGGCGTAGATGTCGCTTATCTTATCAAAGAGTATTACTACAGCGGGAGAGCAAACAATCGCCAGCTTACGGATGATGATTATTACAATGAGCTGGTAAGGTTGGCCGACGGATATGACATTGATTATATCGGTATAGATCCATCCGCTGCTAGTATGATCGCAACGATTAAAAAGCATGGGCAGTTTTCGGCTAAGAAAGCCAAAAATGATGTACTGAATGGTATTAGATCCGTCGCAAGTTTAATCGCGCAGGAACGGCTTTATGTACACATTTCGTGCAAAAACACAATAGCAGAGTTTCAGAGCTATTTGTGGGATACCAAAAGCACCGAAGATCGCCCGGTAAAAGATAATGACCACGCAATGGACGCGCTAAGATATTTTGTTAACACAGCAATGGCGCAAAGCAATTTTGTATTAATAGGGGGTTAAGTATGGATTTATCATTAATAGACACGCTAAAGCGCAACGCTCCGCTAAGTGATAGCCAAATAGTCAAACTCGAAATTAAAGAATTTATCGAAAGTGAGCGTTATAAAAATATGCTTGCTGGCGCAAGATATTACGCTGGTAAGCATGATATTTTAGATACCAAACGTATGGCTATTGGCAAAGATGGGCTGCTGACAGAGGTTAAAAATGTTGCTAACAACAAAATAGTACATACGTTTGCAACAGAGTTGATAGATCAAAAAATCCAATATTTGCTGGGTCGTGAGTTTAGCGTTAAGGGTCTGGACCAAACAAAAGATGATATTTTACAAAGTGTCTTTGATACTAAGGCCCGCAGTCAAATAACGGCCTGTGCTACTGGTGCAATAAAATGCGGCATTGGCTGGATGTACATTTACCCGGAAAAAGGTCAGTTAAAGTTTAAAGTTATAGACGCAAAGCAAATAATCCCACTTTGGGGAGATGATGAGCATACAGACTTGCAAGCTTTGATCAGATTTTACACGCAAGTCGAGTTCGAAGCAGCGCAGAAGCGTTTCGTCACATATGCGGAATTTTGGCAGGCTGACGGCGTACAGCTTTATAAGTACCAGCAGACGGCGTCAAGCGTTGAAATGATCGCGCAGAACTATAACAGCAATCTTATAGCGGTAGGCGAAAAGGCCGCTATGCTGCAGGACGCTGATGGTAATCTGCATGATTGGGAGCGGTTGCCGTTTGTGCCGATAAAATATAACGATAGCGAAACTCCTTTGATTAGCCGAATAAAAAGCTTGATTGATGCCTACGACAAAGGAGTATCAAACAATGGAAACGCGCTAGAGGATGCAGGCAACAAGATTATTAAAGTAAAAAATTATGGCGGTAGTGGCAAAGATAGCGACCAGTTAGGTAGATTGCGCCAAACAGTAAACGCTTACCGCTTGATAATGGTTAACGATGACGGCGACGCAGACACAATTGATGACAGCGTAGACGTTAGCAACTCTGACACTTATTTAGACCGCTTGCGCCGTAATATATACGCGTTTGGCCGTGGCGTTGATCCTGATCAGGCTATGGGTGCTAATGCGTCAGCAGAAGCCAGACAGTATATGTATGCCCCGCTTGACTTGGACTGCAACGGGTTAGAAAAAGGAGTCAGAAACTGCATTGATGGTATATGTTGGTTTATTGACAAGTATTATAGTGTATCTGGGGACGTTGAGATAACCTTTAACAGAGATATCCTCATCAACGAGCAGTCCGCAATTGATATGTGCCTAAAAGCTCAGTCTATAGAGGGGATTTCAACCGAAACAATATTGTCAAATATGCCTTGGGTTAAAGATGTGGCTGCCGAAATTGATAAGTATAAATCAGAGCAGGGCGATATTTACAATAATTTAGATGGTGACCCAAATGCGGCGCAGTGATGAATATTGGGCAAAGCGATTGCTTTCTGCTGGAGATAGACGCCTAACCCCAGCAGAGCGCAAGCTAAAAGAGATATACGTCAATGCTACAGCGAAGATAAAAAAAGAAATTGAAGCTTATATAGGCCGCTATGGTACTGATGACATATACGCCTTGTTAAGCAAAGCGCAAACGCTATCACAGCAAAAATTTGCCGCTACGGCATATGCTGACTCAGATAAGAAGAATTATCCCTCTTGGTTCAAAAGAATCGCTTATCGTCAATCTAGAAAAACGAAAATAACACGCGTTGACAAACTGATGTTTGAAATTGATTTGATATTGTCACAAGCTTCTGCGCGAGAAGTTGAAACGTTAGCAGACCTTTTGAGCAAAGTATATTCTGACGGTTATAACAGCGGGGCTTACAATTCGGCAATTGAAAGCGGACGCACAAGAGTTATTAGCAAACCTAAAATTGACGCAATTAAAAGGGCAATTGATAGCCGCTGGCTGGATGGTAATTTCAAAACTCGGTCCGCCGATAATGCGGAAAGTGTTTCGAAAGCATTGCAAAAAGATATCCCCAGCGGGCTTATTTTGGGGAGAAATCCTAAAGAGATAGCTACCATGATAAATAAGCGCACAGGCGCAGGCTATAAAAACGCATTACGGCTGGCGAGAACAGAAGTATCACACGTTTTAAACGATGCCAATTTTCAAGCTATGGAAGACAACGACATTGAAAGGTATGTGTATACGGCCGTACTTGACTTTAAGACCAGTGAAATATGCCGAGATTTAGACGGTAAAGACTTCGCGCTGAAAGACAAGCGACAGGGGATAAACGCCCCGCCTATGCACCCTAATTGTAGATCTACAACTGTACCGATGGTTGATGATCGGGGCGAACGGCTTGCAAAGGATAAAAACGGGAAATACTTTTATGTGCCTGAAAATATGACTTATAAAGAATATGCAGAAAAATATTTAAGTTAAAGCCACCCAAAAGGGTGTTTTTATTTTCAGTCCGGCGGGACTATAACCGCTAATCTGACAGGTACTGACCTGTATAAAAAAGTATGGAGGGTTTAACAATGGATATTTTGGAAAAATTAAAAGAGCTGGGGTTTGATATTCCGGCAGAAAAAAAGGAGGACTTCAACAAATATTTCAGAGAAAACTACAAATCAAAAGCCGAAATTGATGGTTTGAAAGAAAATCATGTTAAAGAACTGCAAACGGCGAAAGACGCCGCCAAAGCTTTACAGGAGCAACTGAAAGGGTTTGAAGGTATTGACGTTAAGGCACTGCAGGCTGCTGTAAAGGCAAGCGAGGAAAAATACAATCAGGATATTGCCGAACTACGAAAAAATGCAGCTATTGATGTTGCACTGGCAGGCAGTGGCGCGAAAGATGCGAAACTGGTTAAAGCTTTGCTTGACAGCAATGCTGTAAAGGTAGACGGGGAAAATATTAGCGGTTTGAGCGAACAACTCGAAAAAATCAAAACGTCTCATGATTACCTTTTTTCGGCAGCGCAAAAGCCTGACGGAATGAAACCGCACTCACCTGGTAACCAAGATGATAAGAACGGTGATGCGGAACTTGCGGCTATTAGAATGGGCGCAGGGTTGGAATAACAAAAATAAAAATGGAGAGTGATTAAACAATGGCAAACAACATTGCATTAGCAAACAAATTTTTACCTATTCTTGACGAAATCTATAAAAAAGGCGCAGCTACTAGCGTGTTTGACGCTAGAGTTATGACCAATGCTTTTACGGGTGTAAACGAAATTAAAGTGTTGAAAGTCGGTACTGTTGGGTTGGGTAACTACTCCCGCGATACAGGCTATCCTAAAGCAACAGTTACAGCAGCATGGGAAACCATGAAGCTGACAATTGAGCGCGGCAGAGAGTTTTCAGTCGACCGCATGGATGATGAGGAAACACTTGGAATGACCTTTGGCGCTGTTGTCGGTGGCTACCAGCGTGAGCATGTTGTGCCGGAGCTTGATGCTTATCGCTTTGCTAAATACGCAAGTGCAAGCGGTATTTTAAAAGCAAGTCCTGCTACTTTGACTAAAGAAACAATTATTGGAGCGATTGATGATGCAGTAGCAAAAATGGATGAAGCGGAAGTCCCGCGTACTGAACGTGTGTTGAATATCAGTACTGCGCTTCAGCCGATGCTTAATTCTGCTTTAGCTCGTCAGTGGGGTAGTGACGGAACTGTAAACACAATTTTGAGCGGCTATAACGATATGCCGATTAATTGGGTTGTTCCTGGTCGCTTCTATACTGGCATTACTCTTAATGATGGTTCTTCCGAAAACGGTTTTAAACCCACAGATACCACAGGCAAGGCAATTAACTTTATGATTATTCATAAACCGGCAGTGCTGCAGGTCGTTAAATTTGCTCTTCCTAAAATCTTTACCCCGGAAGAAAATCAGGATAAAGACGCATGGAAATTCCAATTCAGACTTTATCATGACGCTTTTGTTTACGATAACAAAGCTAAAGGTATTTACCTGCACGCACAGGCATAACGGAGGTAACTATGGAATTAAAAAAAGACGGTATCACGATTGTTGTGAATAGCGAATTTGATGCGGACCGGTTAAAACAAGCTGGCTATACCGAAGCTGCAAAGGACGTTAAGCCAAAAGCAGCGGTAAAGACTGGTTCTAAAACCGAAGCTGCAAAGGACGTTAAATGAGCATTCTTGAGAGAGTAAAAGCGTTGTTGGGTGTCACTACTGATACCCAAGACGCTTTTTTAAATGCCTTAATTGATGAAATGAGCCAGCGAGCGAAGAACTACTGCAACATTAGGGCAATCCCGGTCGAACTAGAGCCGGCAATAGCAAGAATGGTCGTAAATGTGTACTCCGAACAGTCGAAAGTATCAGAGATCAAAGAAGCTGATCGAAGTTTTAAGTTTGCGGAAATTACAAATAATGTATTTAACTCTGCCCTTAGCGACTTGCACGCTTTCAGGGTAATGTTTTAGCGAGGTGTGGCATGGTTGTTGATTTTTCTATCATTGGCGAAAAAATGAAAATATTTGATACTGATGAGATGGACGTTTGGCGCGACACCGTCAGCGAAAACCCCAACACTGGGGAAGTTACAGAAGCGACTGCAATGGTAGTTGAAAAGCAGCCGTGTCATATTTCTTACAAGATCAATGATAGGCCGGACACTGTAACAGCTGGTACAATGCCAGTTACACAGTTGATCAGGGTTGATTTTCCTGCTGGCGTTGACGTTAAAAACGGCGACTATGTAAAGCTGCGCAGAAAGTCAAACGGCGTTGCGTTCGCTGAAATCAATGGTTTTGTTGGTATGTTGAGTGCATATCCAGGGCGCAGTAATTTTTATCTACAGGTGCGAAAAGATGTTTGATTTTTCAGAGTTTGCAAGGTTTCAAAGCGATTTCGAACGCAAGTCAAAAATTCGTTCAGAAGTAGCTGAAAAGGTTCTCAAAAAAGAAGGTGCGGCTATACTTGCCAAAACAAAGCGGAGAACACCTGTTGATACAGGCGCGCTTCGTAATAGTTGGGAAATGACCTACAGCCAAAAAGGTCATGAACACAAAATTACCTTTAGCAATCCGCAGGACTATGCATCATACATCGAATTCGGCACTAAAAAAATAAAGCCATTCTACATGAATACAGTTCCGCTTAACAAGGGGCTTAAAACGGTAGAAAGGAAATACAAGCGGGAGCTAAAAAGGTTTTTCGTTGATTAGGGGGCGATTTGGCTGATTACGGCAGATTTATACAAAGACGCTATCGGCAAGACACTGTTTGATGAATTCGGCGTCAAGTGGTACAAGGAAAAGGCTGCTAAGCCTGTCTATCCTGCATTTTATATAAACAACGCAAGTATATCGGTTGAAAGGGATAATGCTGACAGGTGGTATTTGTTTTTTCTTACACACATCACATACCGCCATGCTGCAGAACCCGCAACGGTAAAAAACATCAATAGCGTTTTAGACCAAATGGCGATTGACCTTCCGTCTGCGCTTGATTTAGTGCCAATAGACGGTGGACTGATGCGGCTGGAGAAAGACAGTTATGCCGAAAAAAACGATGGTAATTTAGAATTTATTGGTAAATATTACATCAGGGTAAAAAAAGAAGTTGCAGAAGCATTGCAAATGCAGCTTGACCTGAAAATAACGTAAGGAGTGATAATATGGCAGGTGGCGTATGGTTAAGCCAAAATAAAGTCAGACCGGGCGCATACATCAATTTTAGGCAGGTAGCTAAGCCGTTGCTGACGGTTGGTGATAGAGGTATAGCAACAGTAGCATTGCCGCTTTCGTGGGGTCCTTCTGATGTCCTGATAGACGTAGAAAGCAGCGAGTTGCTGAACGGCGATAGCAGAGCAAAGCTAGGATTTACGGCAGCAGATACCGCAGATAGTTTAGTCGCAAGATTAATTTTATCTAATTGTTACAGGTGTCTTTTTTATCGACTTGACAGTGGCGGCGTTCAAGCGAGCGGAACGATCAGCGGCTTCGCTGTTACTGCGAAATACCCCGGTAAGGCTGGTAATAAGATTACAGTTCAAATTAATAAAAACAAGGTAGATACTACTAAGTATAACTTCTTGACGTTCTGGGATGGGGTTCTCGTCCACAGCCAAGAGGTAAAAAGCAAAGATGAGGTGCAATCCAACGATTACATTGATGTAACAACGGATAGCGGGCAACTTAAAGAAGCAGCAGGTGTTACCCTGACTTCTGGCTCTGATGGTACTGTCAGTGCTTCTGCTGCTTATCCGAAATATTTCGAACTGCTCGAAGTTGCAAAATGGCAAACCATGGCCATTATAACCGATGGCAGCACAATTAATGCTTTGGCCAAAACTTTTATTGAAAATCAGCGAGAGGACGAAGGCCGAGGGGTGCAGCTTTGCATTTATGAGGACGCAAGCACTTACAACTATGAAGGGGTTATTGCAAGTGAGCAAAGCCTTATTTTTGCAAATGAAACAGTACCAAAAGAAATGGTCCCGGCATGGGTCGCAGGTATTACAGCAGGTGCGCAGATTAACCAGTCTAACACATATAAAGTTGTCGAAGGTGCAATCGGCTTTGCTCCGGAACACAAAGACAGCGTTATTAAAGAGAAGCTGAAATTAGGGAAATTCCTTTTCAGCACACGTCAGGACGGTAATATCGTAGTCGAAAAAGATATTAATACCTATCACCTGTTTGAGCCGGAAAAAGGTTATGTTTTCAGCAAAAACAGGGCAATCCGAGTTATGGATGAAATGAGAATGTCTATTCGGTCTGTTTGGGAAAACAACTACATCGGCAAGGTAACAAACAACAATAGGGGCAGGGCTATTTTCAAGGCTGATGTAGTAGCCTATATTACCGAATTACAACGGCTTGAAACCGTCGAAGCGTCTTATGATCCTGTTGAAAATACTATTGTAGAACGTGGCGTAAATGTCGATGCGGTAAGGGCAAATGTTAATAGGCTGCCGATATTGGACGCAATGGAAATTCTTTATATGGATATTGAAGTTTTGGCATAAGGGGGGATAACAAATGGAAAAATATATTCTGGGTGAGGATACAATCAGCGGCCGAGAAGGTAAAGTAATGGCCACCATTGATGGCAAGGTGTACGAGCTTTTTGACCTTACCAAATTTACCGCTG